GCCCGTCGCTTCGGTTCGCGCTCCGTCCGCCCGGTAAGTGACCTCTGTCCGCCCTGCTGCTTCCCCCGTTTTGCTCTGCTGCGCTGCGGCAGTGTCCTGTGCCTGTGCAGAAGCCTGTGCCGCTTCCACCTGCTTTTTCGCCGCTTCATAGCGTGCTCTCGCATCCTCCTGCAGCGCCCGGTTTTCTCTTTCCCGCTCCTGCAATATGTCCTGCTGCCCGCCGTTGTACTGCATCACGGTCTTGCCGCCTGCCAGCACGCCGCCCGAAAGTGCGCCGCCCAACGCTGCCAGCCCGATTTCCCCGGCAATCTCTGCGCTTGCGGCTTTTTTCGCCTCTGCTTCCTCCATGCCCTGTGCCATATACCGTTGGACTGCCTGCTGATAGTTGGAGAGTCCTCCGTTAATCAACTGGTCGCTGAGGTTGTTGGTCAGTTCCGTAAATGCCTCTTCCGAGGCTTCCACGCCTGCCTGCTTCAAAATGTTGCCTACTGCATCCCGCAAGTTGTCTGTATCTTTCAGCCGAATCAGGCTGTCCAGCGATACTTTTTCAAAAAGCACTTCCGCCGCCCCTGCCGCCGCGCCGCCCCATGCCGCCTGCTCGTTGCTTCCGCCCCGCTGCAAAATCTCTCTCGAAGTATCGGATGCACTTCCCAGCCCCATCAGCGCCAGCGAAGTCGCTTCTCCAAAGCCCATAAAGAAAAGGTTCTGCGCGATGGAAAGCCCCGTCTGTGTGAGAAATTTTCCCGCATCGCTCATATCCCGCGTCAGGCCCTCCGTCGTCGCTTCGGAGGCGATATTGGGCGCAAACCAGCCTGCATTGGGGTCTATCAGCTGATATTCGTTGTTTACTCGGTTGGCAATATTCTGCACCGCCGTATATCCGTAGCCCAGCGGCTTCCATAACCCCGCACCCACATTCATCATCGTTCCCGCAATCGGGTGCGCATTGGCCGTATCTGCCAGCCGTTCGTGCATCTGCGCCGCATAGCGCCGATTCAGCTCCGGTTTCAGCCATTCCAGATATTCCTCCCCTTTGGTCAGCCCCTGCTGCGCCACAATCGTATTGTAGATCTGCCGTTCGGCTTCCTCCATCCCGCTGTAAAGGTTCTCCTTGAGGTTTGTCCAGGTGCCGTTTACCAACTGATAGGTTCGATCCTTCAGCCCCGGTAAATATGCGTCCTCTTTGCGTGTTTCATAGATGCGCTGATATTCCAGCCCCTTTTCATAGCGCTCCCGGGCATAAATATCCCGATTAACCTCGTCCAGCTGCTGCTGATTCAATTCCTGTTTTCTGATCAGCCCGTCAATCTGTTCCTGTTGGGAAATGGTGTCATATTGCAGCTTTTCCTGCTCGATCCTGTTTCTGTTTTCCGTATAAATCTCTCTGATCCGTTGCAGGCTCTCCATGTCCAGTCCGGCAATGCGCTCAGCTTCCTTTTGCGCAGCTTCTGCGCTTTTCTGCTGCTGTTGGTATGTGCCCAGCGCTTCCCGATCCTTTTTCGTCTGTGTGCGGATCTGTTCTAATTCCCCGACCTGCCGCCAGTAGGTCTCATATGCCTGTGGATTGGCCTGGTAATCGTAGCCCGCTCCATTCCGGCGCAGTTTGCTTATCGTCCGGTCAAGTTCTTCGAGCTTCCGATTCAGGCTTTCCATGTCCAGCCCGGCAATGCGCTCGGCTTCCTTTTGCGCAGCTTCTGCGCTTTTCTGTTGCTGTTGCTTCCCGATTGAATCATTCGATTTTACCGTTCTCTGCAAACGATAATATGGCTCATAAGCTTCGTTTTGATTTTCTGAAATTCTGTTACCGGAGCGATATTGCTCAACGAGGCTTTTAATTCGCTGTCCGCGTTCTGTCAGGCCGTCCGCTCTGTTGCCAGTCCCGCCACTGGTTTTAGCCATCCCTTGTGCAGACGCTCTTTGCGCCTCCACCATCTGTTTAACTCGTTTTCCTCTTTCTGTAAGTTCCATTTTTCACCTCCGGATAGCATTTTTACAGGCTATATACCGCCCATCCGGTGATTTTCCCATTCTGATCTCTTACCGGATATTTATAATTGATGTTAGAAGCCGCATTGTATAGTGCAGTGGTATCATAGCCCTGTTGCTCATAACGGTCTATCTCGTTCATAATTGCATTTGTAATCGAATCCTTTGTTGCGTTCAGGTTTGAACCCAAATTGGAGAATACGCGTGACATAATTGCGGAAGCTTCGCTTGCCATCATTGTTTTTCCTCCTGTGCTCCCACTGCTCTTACTGCTTCCGCCACTCCTGCCGCTGCTGCCGCTGCTCTTTGCTGCCTGCGCCTTCTGCCAGTCAAATTGTTCCCGCTGGAAATCATAATCCTGCTGATTCCAGTAATCCGCATTTTCTGCCGCCGCCTGCTGTTGCCAGTAGGAAAGCATATTCTGATAATCCGTATAATCAAAGTTCTTTTCATTTTGCCAGGCATCATTCGCCATGCTGTAGCGGGTATAGTAATCATTCAGCGCATCCTGATAGCGGCTGTAATCCGTATTTTCCCGATCCGCTGCCAGGCTGTACTGATTCAGCAGCGCTTCTCCCTCCTGTCGGTAGCGGTCGTAGGCATTGCTTTGCAGCTCGGGTACAATCTCATTGAGTTGTGTCAGATATTGCTGATAAGCCTGATTGCCCGCAGTCGATGCATAGGAGCTCCCATAGCCTCCGGTCAGTGCAGTCGCCTGCCCCATGGTGTCCTGCATGGCCTGTTTGCCCAGATTCATCGCTTGCTGCCTGTATTGCTGATAGAGGGGATCTGCGTTCATGTCGTAGGAAAAATCCTCCCGGTTCATGATCTTGTCGTATATCTCCTGTATCTGCCGGTCATAGGCGGAAGTATAGGCTTCCGGCCTGCTGTCCAGTATGCTCTGCAACTTTTCATAGGCAGTATTTACGCTGTCAGAAGGCGTGTATCCGCTCTGATATTTGCTCAGATTGGCGCTGGTGCCTGCCGAGACGCCCTTTAGCGCATTGTTGCTCTCCCCGCCGCTTCCGGCATTGCTGTTTCCGGTATTTCCGGTCGTCTGCCCGCCAAGGGCGCCCAGTGTCCGGCTGCCGGCAATGCCGTCTGCCGTCAGGTTGTTTTTGCTCTGATAATCCTTTACCGCAGCCAGTGTTTTCGCACCGTAAATGCCATCCACCGCCAGGTTGTATCCCGCGCTGTTCAGTTGTGTCTGCAATTGCTTTACCGCTTCACCTCTGGAGCCGTTTTTTAAAACTGTTGCCATTGTTTATCCCTTTCCTGTCGTAAAGTAAAACTCATTTTCTCTATTGTGCTGCTTTTTTCCTGTTTTTTCGCCCACAGAATTTCCAAAAAAGGATGAGTTCCCCCCATCCTTCCTATTTCCATTTCCCGACGACAAAGCCCTGCAATCGCGTATAGGCGGCATTGCCGTTGGTGTTCATCGAATATTGCTGCACGCTGATATCCGTGCTGCCCCAGTTCCCGCTGCATCTTGTCCATCTCGCATAATCTGTGCCGGTATCGCCAAACGAAGCATAGATAGTAGATGTAACAAGTGGTATGCTTATGCTTACTGTGCGCCAGTACAGGCTGCCCAGCGCTTCCCATGCTGGCATGGTAATTCCCAAATTCATCGTATAGAGAAGCATGAGCCCGCTTGCAAATTTCATGTATTCCCAGCTCCCGTCCACGCCCGCTTCCACAATATGATCCGCCATGCCGTTTCCGTTCACCGAGAGGCTGCCCAGTATGTTCAGGTCCGCATTCAGCTGCACCGGCCACTCCACCTCCAGCCCCTGCTTTTCGCTCATCTTGCCCAGCGCCATCCCCTGCCCGTCGGCACGGATGTTGACAATGCGCTCCGCCGTCTGCAACAGGCCCCCATAACTGCCGGTGGTAAAGGCATCGGTGATTTCCAGCGAAAGTTCATAGGTGCTGCTGATCGCAAAGCCGGAGAGCAGGTTGTCCTGCCCGGCGGCAAGCGCCGTCGAAGTGCTCCATCCGCTCTCTCCCTGTGCGCGGTATTTCAGTTTTACCTGTGCGCTGTTATGCCCTCCGCAGGCGGAACACTGCTGCGTAAAATACACCTTCAGAAAAGTGCCGTTTTCATCTGCCGCCCCCGTGCTGTCGCAGCGCTCCATCGAAATGTGCTCCAGCTTCGGGATCGCATAGGCTTCCACCGCAATGCTCACCGTTTTTTCTTCCGTCTGCCGGCCTCTGCTGTCGGTCGCACAGGCGGTAAAGAGAATTTCTCCGGCATTCAGCAGCAGCCCTGTCGTAAACGGGTTGCTGCCGCCGCTGTAACCGCCGCCCGCAAAGTTGTAGGCGACAATGCTGCTGCCGCCCACGCCCGCTGCCTCCTGTAAGGTCAGCTGCACCCTGCTTTTCCCCTGCACATAGATGCCCCATCCGGCAGGGACTTCGCCGCCCGTTTCGCTTGCCGTCAGTGCGCCTGCGGTCGGTCGCATATCCGCCGGAATTTGCAGCGTCGTCGAAGCCGTGCGCGTGCCGATCAGGGCGCTCCCGCTGTAAGTATCGCAGAGAATCGCCACCGTGCCGCTTGTGGCATTGGGGATTTCCGCCGCCAGGTACTCCGCAAAGGTAAAGGAAATGCTGCTTGCTTCACTCCGGGTGGCAATCGTGCCGCTCTGGCTGCCAAAGCTCCAGCGCAGCGTATGGGTAAAAGTTTCTGCTGCCGGTGTCAGCGTAATCGTCGTCGGCTCTCCCATGACTGCCGGTTGCACCGTCGGGGTCGTCGCTCTGGCAATGGCCGGCAGTGTGACTGTGCCGCTGACACTACCGCCGCTGATATAGGTCGAGCGGGTGCTGAAGCTGCCCTCGATGGCGATGCGCTTGCTGCCGTCGCTGTCGTGCGCAATCTCTCCCTCAAAGCTGCCCAGCAGGTGCAGATTGGCCGGGGAAGTAAAGTCGTAAGCGCCGTTTTCCACGCCGCTGCCCGCCGTTCCGTCGACGCGGAAGCTGGAGGAGAGGCCGCTGCTGTACTGCGTCGACGAGCTCTGCCCCGCGCGCAGCGCCGCATAGAAATATGCCTTTACCCGGCTGCTGTTGCCTTCGACGCTCTGTTCGGTGACGCTGTATTCCGCCCATACCTCGATGCGCCCTCCGTTGCTCCCCGTCCCCGTTCCGTTGAGGATCGTATATCCGCTGTGTATCGGTGTTGTCCTTGCCATCTCATCCCCTCCTCACCAGAGAAAGGCTGCCGTTGGTTTCCGTCTGCCAGTCGTAATAGCCGAGGTTGCTGTTGCCCAGCGTCAGTCTGCCGGTAATCTCCGCGTCCGTAATATACATTTTGTTGTTGCTGATATAGGCAATTTCCACACCGCTCTGCATGAAGGAAAGTTTCTCATTGCCCAGCAGCGAGGTAAAGAGGCTGCCCAGCTTTCCAAGCTCGATTCCTTCGCCGCTGAAGCGGATATAGGTGCGCATCTCGTCCACAAATGCGTTCAGCTTTTCATCTACCTCCACGGTGTATTCGTTGGCCGTGGAAAAGGAAAGGGTGATCTGCTGTGCCGTCTGTTCCATGCGCGATTCCATTTCGCTTTTCAGCGCCGCCGTATCGCTTTTGGCCGTATAGATCTCGGAAAAGCTGCTCTCCAGCCGCTGGCTGCTGGCCGTAATCTCCGAAAGGTAGGCGTTGGTGATCTCCGAAGCGGTGTGCACGATCTGGTTATATAGGCTATCGTAGAGCTTTTTCCGCTCCGCCTGATTGACCCCCGCGCTTTCCTGCAACTGTTGCGCAATGGCCTGCGCATTGCCCGCGCTGTGCGCTGCGCTTTTCAGGCGTTCCGCCGTCTGTGCATCCAAATTTTCCTGCCCGATGTTGTGAAACATGTATTCCAGTTTGCGGTTCAGCGAGAACAGATAATCCAGTATCTGCCGATCGTTGTGTGCATCTCCCAAATTTTCCCGGTCAAATGCAGGTAGATTCAGATTAAAAACGGCCATTTAATTCACTTCCTTGCTCGATTTCTTTGCTGATGGAAAAAATTTTGCAGCTGCCGGTGCCGGATATTCTGAGTTTCATATGATCGCATCTGTGCGGAATCAGCGGAATGGTAAAGGTTCTCCGCGTGCCCGCCGTCAGCGTGCGCTTCTGCTCCCAGATGCCGGAGGAATCATACTGTACGCAAACGGTCACGCGGCTGCCCGGCTCTGCCGTCATGCGCAGCAGAATGCGCGAAATATATTTCTGATCCGGGCTGTCCATTCCCCACTCCCCCGTTTCCGCAAACCATTCCACTTCGCTTTCCCGCGCGCCTTCCTCTGCCGCTCCTTCATATAGCTTCGTACTACCGGCTACCGTCCCGATCAGCCCGCCGTCCGTAATGTAGTAAAGCTCGTCGCCCAGCTTTGCAAAATACTTCGCGTGCAGTGTGTCCTCCCTGTGCCATAGCTGTCGAGCCAAGTCGTATACAAACAGATGTCGACTCCCTTGCTCCTCCTGCATGGAGACATAGTATTTGCCCCGAAATGCCCCTGCCACCGCATTTTTATACCGCACATTGCCAAACGCCTCATAAAGCGGTACCGGCTGCCCGCCCGTATAGGCGCAGATCCCCTCCGGGGATTTGTAGATCAGCACTTCGTTTACCATCGCCAGGCTCTTTTCGCTGCCCTTTTCCACGCCGCGCATGATCTGCATCATCACCTGAAAATTGGCAGGCTTCGTCCCCTGCACGATATGCACCCGATCCGCTTTGAAAAACAGAATATAATCCAGGTAGGAAGCCGCCCCGGTAAAATCTCCGTCGCTGCCTACCGTCACCGCATAGCTGTCGGTGGAAAGCCCGGCAAAGCAGTTCCAGTTCCAGGGATCGCCCAATTTGCAGGCGTAGATCTCGTGCTTTTCTGAGTTGCATCCCCAGACCCGATTGTTATGTTCGGTCAGAAATTCCATATCCGGCACCTTCCGCTGCACGCTCAGCGCCGTGCTCTGCGAAAGCGCTTCGTCCAGTATCCCGATCACCACCAGATAATCCTCTCCCCGGCGCTGCACGATGCAATCTGCATTGAGCGCTTCTAAAATACTGCCGCTGATGGTAATCCCGTCTCCCTCGCCAAAAAGCGCACCGATGCCCGTCGCTCCGATCCGGATATAGGTGGTGGCAATGGGCACCCATGCCGCGCTGTACGCGGAAAATTGTTTCAGCGTATGAGGCGTGGAAGCGCTGTCCATCCATAGCGCCCCGTCCTCAGGCTCCTCCGGCGCAGTGGCCGAAACCGTCGGCGTATCGTAAGGCGTTCCGTCCTCTTTGGTCAGGGTATAGGTGGTCGTGCCCACCGTCGAAAAGGCCGCTTCCATGTCCTTCAGCGTGAGCGTTGTCGTGTCCAGCACCTTTTTATCCGGAAAAATCAGCACATAGGCGCCCATGCTCACAAACTGTTTCTCGCTGTCCGCCACCTGCCCCACCGGCGCACCGTTGTAGTAGAGGGTGCTGCCGTTCACCCAGATCAGCTTCTGTTTGGCAAAAAGCCCGTTGGCCTTTTCCAGCGTCAGGATGCTGCCGCGCCGGCGCCTGGGCGATAAAAGCGGGTAGCAGTCGCTGCTCAGATTGCCCATATCATAAAATTCATCCTCGCCGATATACAGCCGGTGGCAGTATCCGCCAAAGCGGCGCAGCATACTGCGGCTGACCGGCAGCTCGTTGAATGTGCTCACTCTCATAGGCGGATATACGCTCCTTTCGGCAGATGCGTCCGGGTATACCAGTTGGAAAAATCCGTATACTCGGTATAAAATGCCTGTATGCTGTTGTTATATCTGCCGATATCCCCATTGGAAAAGTCAATCTGTGCCGCCAGATATTTCATATAAACTTCTTCGTAGGGAAAGGCAATGAGCAGCTCCCGATTCTCATCTTCCGCGCTGTAAGCCTCTCCCGGCGCCCCGTCCCATCCCGTATGCGTCCGGATCAGCTCCCGGTGAATTTTTCCGTCCAATTCGGAAAGCCAGCGCCGCTTTTCCGCGTCCGTATAGGCATTGGGCTTGAGTGCATCAATTTTGTCAATTGCTTCTTTCAGCGTCATGGTTTTCTCTTTCCTTTCAAAAAAGGCAGCCATACCGGCTGCCTCCTGTTCTGTTCCCCGCGCTCAATACTGGCCGATGCTGTGATCTCCGGCCTGCGCCTGTTCGTATTGTTCCGCCTGATCCTGCATGGCCTGTGCATTTGCGAGCACTTCCGCAATCGGGGCCGGCACTTCCACCTGCTCTCCTTTGGGGATCAGATAACTGCGCCCGTTCACCGATACATACTGAAAGCGCGATTCCCCTGCTGCGGCTCTGGGCAGAAATACCGTCTCCTTCCTGGCAAACGGATCTGCCGCCGTCATTTTCTTCTCTGCCATGTGTCAAACTCCTCTCCGCTTAATTTTCCTGATCGATATCCCCTGTCGTCGCACCCGATTCCACGCGCAGCATACGGTCCTCGTAGAGGCGTTTGGAAGCGGTGGAGACTTTGTATCCCGCCGTGGAAAACTGCTCCAGCGGGCCGCCTACCTGGGATTTATCCTTTAAAATCATGCTGAGGCCGGCGCCTTCCGGGTCAATTTCCGCAAAGGCATCCTTGCCGAAAAACATGGTCGCATAAACGGCCGTACCGGCTGCGCCGCCTTCGCCCGGATAAATGCTGTCCCCATCCGCGGGGTTGGCAGCAGGCGTTTCGCTGATGGTGATGGTGGCTGCGCCCGCATTCCCGGCTGTCGCGGAAACCACCGTATAGATCCCGGTGCCGATCATGATTTTTCTGCCCGCCAGCGCCGCAGCGTCCTCTGTGCTCAATGCCTCGTCAATGGTGATGACTTTGGCTGCATAGGATGCGACGGTCAGATTTCTCGCAGCGGCGGAAAGCCATTTCCCGCCAAAGATTTTGGCCTGTGTGGTTTCCACAAAGCGGACGCCATGCAACTCTCCGATTTCGCCGTTGTAGATTTCCTCGGGGGAAGCGTATTTGTGCGCTTCAATCCACTGCTCGCTCTGGCGCAGGTCGTAGGCCACCGCGGGGTGGATGACTGCGATATACTTGCCGTTGATGGTGGGCGCCAGCTTCTTTTTCAGCTCCATGACCGCCTTATTGACTTCTTCGGGCGTCAGCTTTGCCGTCTTGTCGATGGCGGCTCTGCTGGTCACTGCCGTATGTGTGCCATTGGCTGCCACCTTGTCGCAGTATTGCACTGCGGTGCCGCCGCATACTTCATTGCGGATCAGCGTGTCCATGGTCTGCCCGGCGGAAGCGCCCAATTCTTCGGTAATCATCGCCAGTACATTGTCCACCGTATGCAGCTCCACCTGATCGGTGATGGAAGCATACAGGCCATGCTGGGTCAATGCTGCCGTAATCGCGGTGACGCCGAATTTCTCCGCATCGGGAATAACGCCCTCGGTCAGTGGCTTGGCATTGGGCAGCTTGTTGGGCTTTCTGAACTCTACCGTCTTTCCCCGGTGTGCAGGCAGCCCCTGTTTTCTGCCAAACTGCGCATAGACGAGGTTGGGTCGCGCATTGACCAGCAGATTGGTGTCATAAAAGGTTTTCATTTCGGCCGACATCGAATTTTCGCTGTCAAAGGCCTGGGTGTTGCCGGTAAACGGGTCCACATAGTTTTCCGTACCGGTCACGGTGCTGGGCTGTTGTGCAAACAGCTGAAGATCATAATGATATGCAAACATAACTTTCTTTTTCCTTTTCTCTTTTTTCGTGTCCAATGGGTTACAGGGTCACTTTTTCTCCCCGGCGTACCCGTGCCAGAATGGCGTCGATTTCCTTTCTGGTGTATGTGGGTCTGGGCTGGCTCTGCGCGCCTGCCTGTCCGGAAAGCCCTGCTTCGCGCGGGCGCTGGGCACCTGCGGCAATGTTGCCGGCGATACGGCTCGCCGTCTGCTTTGCTGCATACTGCATGGCATTGCCGGCAAGCTCCGCATGGTGCATTGCCGTATAGGCTGCTTCCAGCGGCACGCCCACCGCAATCATGCGGGCAAACTGATCGTTTTTCATTTCCGCTTCCAGGTTAAACTGCCCATATTTCTCCCTGAGCTGTTCCGCCTGCTGCAAAATATGCCCCCATTGCTGCTGTCGTTCCGCTTCCTGCTGCTGCCTGGCCTGCTCTCGCTCCAGTCGCTGCGCTCTCTGCTCCGTCTGATATACCTTGCGCATCTGCTCCGCAGTAAATCCGCGCTCCGCCGCCATTTCCTCATAAAAGCGGTTGTCTTCCAGAATCGACTTTGCAAGCGCGTCAATATCCGCTTTGCGGATGTCCTCTACCGCCATGCCGTAGTTTTGTGCCACCAGCTGCACGACCGGCTCCAGCTTGCTCAGCAGCTCCGTATCTGCCTTGCTCTTGGCCAGCCTTCCCTGCATAATGCTGTGCACGCGGTTTTGAAAATCCTGCTTGTAGCGCCCGGCAATCAGGCTGTCGAAGGTTTCTTCCGTTGCGGCAGCGGCGTCCTGCCCTGCTTCGGGAATACCGGCCCCGTTTCCCTCTGCCATCGCCCCTGTTTGCCGACCGGCGGCGTCGACCGTTACGCCCGTGCTTTCAGCCGCTGCGCCTTCGCCCGCAAACAGCTGCAATCTGTATTCCTCTGCCATAAAATAGGCTCCTTTCCTGTTCTACTATATCAGTCCTGTTTCTTCTTTTCGCCCACCAATAAAAAATCCGAATATCCCCGGGCAAGCCCTGCCAACGCCCGGCAAAATGCATCAAAAATCCACTCCGCCTTCTCGTTGCATCGCTCCGCCGCAATCCGTGCATTGCCCGGCTCCATCCGCCCGGGCAGCAGTCGGCAGTTTCCCAGCGCCGCCTCGGCCTGCATATTCTCCCATAGTCCCTGTGCCAGCGTGGATACCGCCGCGCAGATCAGATCATGCCCGTATTCTGCGCTGCCGGCATGTCCTTCGATATGCAGGCTTCTGCTCCCCGCGCTGCGCATCCATTCCGCGCGTATCATGGCCGCGCCGCCTCCGCCGCCTGTGCCCTGGCATTTCTCAGCACGCCGCTTTCCTGTTCGCCGTCAGCCCCTGCCCGACCTGCCGCTCCGCTGCCGCCTGCCGGTGGAGCGCCGGCACCGATTTGCCCTGCCAGCCCTTCTGCCATCTGCGGCTCGTATTTTGCCGCCAGCATCAGCGCCATCTGCTGATACATCGCCAGCTGCTGTTGCAGGGTGCCGTTTTCCGCGATTCGCTGCATGAGCGCTTCCCGGCCGCCGAAATCCATCATTTCCAGCGCCGCCAGCGCCTGATCGCTCAGCTGTGGATTGAAAAATCCTTGATTAAAAAATTGCAATGCCAGCTCGTTCTGGCTCACCTTGGTATAGGGATTCGCCTTTTCCGCTTCTACCCGGATGTCAAAAACGGGTTTGCGGTAAGCCATTTCTCCGCCCGGCAAATTGCCCAGCGCCTGCATCTGCAAGCCGCTGTTGGTATATTCGATAAACTGTTCCCTGCCCAGCTGTCCGGTGATGCGGAATTTGCGTGGCGTGTCGTAAAACTGGCGTATGCGTTCAATCACCATGCGGATCAAGCGCGCATAGGCCCGATAAGCGCTTCTGGAAGCTGCCTTGCTGCTCCTGCCCGCCGATTCCTGCAACGCTGCGATTGCGCTCGCTGCCGTAACGCCTCCGCTGGCCGCGCCGTTCTGCACATCCTGATTGCCCGAGGTCTGCTTCAGCTCCTCAATTTTATTGGCCAGAATGTTGAGGTAATTGCCGTTCAGCATCTGCACCTGTACCGGTTGTATGGTATCCTGCCCTAAATTGCCGTCCACATGGATAAAAGGCAGGCTCCAATCTGCAAATTCCTGTTCGTTGACGCTGCCGTCCTTGCGGATGAAAAATCTCGGCGTGCAGGTCATGACCGCATTTTTCACGATCGCCATGTTCAGGTGATCGATCTGCTCCTGTGGTGCCTTGCCGATATCAATATATCCGTAACCGCAGGGCGAGCCCTCCACCGGAAACAGCCGGTCAAAGACAAACGGGTATTCTCCGTCGTCGTATAATCCCCGCTCTGCCAGCTGCGGATCATTTTCTGTGGCATAGAGCACCGTGCCCGCACAGAATTTGCAGTAGTGCAGCTTCTTTCCACCCGTCTCCCAAGTGTGGTAATACCAGTCCACCACAATCGATTTGTCGCTCAGATCCACGCTGTCGTCGGTGGGGTATTGCGTCACCATCGTATCCCGCCCGCCGATTTTCCCTTCCAGCTGAGGGTATCTGCTTTTTAAGGCATCATTGTCCACCAGCTCTGTCACAAATACATGGCGGGATTTCTGAATATCCGTGATCCCCGGTTCCCAGAATATGTTGAGGGCGGAAATTTTGCGAATGCTGATGTCGCCCAGCCCGTTTAACTTGTCCGCATCCCAGAAGCAGCCGTAAATCGCAGTGCCCTCAATCATTTTCTGCCAGCTGGCGTCCGAATAGGTCTCTTCATAATCGTTCTGCTCCAGAATCACGGGAATGATGTCCGAAAGCATTTTTGCCTCTCCCTTGTCGCTCTCCTCCCTCGGCAGGCAGTTAAAGGTCGGGTAAGCCGCAATCGCGTCCGCCTGCTTGCCCAAAATCACATTCCATAGCCAGGCCGAGGGCGCCTTGATGTCCCCGGGGCCTCCCTTTGGTGCTTCTACCGAAGCATTGCGCAGCTTCCACCATTTCTGGGATTCCACAATGCGCTTTTCCAGATTTGCCTTGCCGCTCCTGTATTTGCGCAGAATCAGTTCCGCTTCGCGCACCTGCGCTTCTCCGATTTTCTGCCGGTTTTCCGGCTGTGTATACTCCATATTCCCTCCGTCTTATTTCCTATCGCCTTCATTTTTTCCCGCCCTCGGCGGAAATCTTCAGCAAAACTGATCCAGCGGATCTGCATAAATCACCGGTTTTGCGCGGGGCAGAATCGGCTTGATCGGTCGCGACATGCATAAGTACCGCCATTCGTCCGCCACATGGTCCTCCCCTTCCGTATCCAGATCCTCCGGCCGCCGCCTGTCAAATTGCAGCAGCGGGATCGTCCGTATAAAGGCCTTGCAGTTGTCAAATACATACATGCGCGGATAACCGTTTTCGTCAAATTGCAGCCGGTAATGGCATTGCATCCAGCCCGGTATGCGCGCATGATCGCCCGGCGTAAAATAGAGCCCTTGCTGTGCCGCCATTTCCGCAGTGCTCGGCCCCCTGGATTGATCCCATATGGCAGGGTCGGCCACGCCCGTGATTTCCCTGCCCGCCAACCATGGATGCTCCCGCTCCATGCGCGCAATCTCCGCAAACTGCCGATCCGGTGTCCATTTTACCCCTTCATTCGGCGTCTGTGTGCAGCCGTATAATTCCAGAATCCGGTATATTATGCCGTCATAGTCCACTGCCCACCAGGCGCAGGAGAAGGGCTTTCCGTATCCAAAATCGTAGCTCCGCATCAGCTTCCAGTGCCTGCATTGTCCTTTGGAAAGGTCAAACGGCTCAATGACATGGGTAAATCTGCGCTGTCGGCGCGCCTGCTCCTTTGTAATGCCCGCGCTTTCGCATAGCACAGGGTCGGGCACTTCGCGGAAATCTTCAAAAAACTGCCCTTCAAAAATGTCCCATTTCCCATGCAGCCATGCTTCCCGCAGCTTGGGCGGCAATGCCTCCAGCTCCTGCAAATATTCCGGCTGTACGCGCATCAGCACCTGATTGTCCGTCACCAGCGCCTGTGTAAAGGAGTAATTTTCGGGCACTTCCCCCGCTTCATATCTCCGATCAATAAAAAGCCGCTTAATGTAGCCGTGTCCCGCGCCGCCCGGATTGCAGGTATAATAGGTGCGCTTGGGAAATCCGTTCGGTTCCCGCACCGCCAGATTGATTTTGCGGATCCAGTCCTCCTGCAACTGCGTCGCCTCATCGAGAAATATCACATCGTATTCGGCGCCCTGGTATTGATCCAGGTCGCTGTCGCTGGCGCAGTATCCAAAATTGATGCTGCTGCCGTTTCCAAAGAGAAATATCTTGTCCGTCTTGTTGTATCTGGCCATTGCCACCGGGATCATCGCCCGCAGCGGATTAATATGATTGTTCATCAGCTCCCGATAGGATTTGCGCACAATCAGGATCTTGATGCCCGGCCAGCTGCAACAGAGTAGCAGCGCTTTTACGCGCACCGCCCAGCTTTTTCCGCCGCCTCTCGCTCCGCCGTAAGCCACATGCCGATGCCGGTCTGCCAGAAACAGCCGCTGCTTTTCACTCGGCGCAGGAATCTGCAACATTTCTATCTGCTCCAATCCTCCTCGCCTCCCTCTATCTGCACAATAAATTTCCTGTCGGCGCGGCTGTCCGCTTCCTGTCTTTCCAGCAGCCTCAGCCTGAGCTCCTGCTCCCGCAATTCCGCCTCCGAGCGCACTGCCTGTATCTCTTTCATGTCCTTGAGCGCCGCCGTAATGCTGCGCAATGCCCGCGCATCCAGTGCCTTCGGGTCCGCCTGTTCTATGAAAATCTCCACTTTCCCCAGCAGCTTATCTGTCAGTTTCTGGAAACGCAGCAGTCGGTCGATCTTCTTTTCCGTCGCCTGTTCGACTGCCAGCTGTCGCACCTCCTGCCGGTGCCTGTCCCGTTCTGCCACCCATCCCTGCTTCTTCGCCTGTCGCCCCAGCGCTCTGTAATCCACGCCGTATTTTTCTGCCAGCTGCCGATAGCTGGAATCCGTTGTAATGTATTCTGTCTTTGCCGCTTCCCAATCCATTGGCAGCCTCCTTTCCTTTCCATGATAGCCGCAAACCTTCGCTTTTTCGCCCACCATGCTCCGCTGTGCTCAGCCGCTCTTTGGGGGAGCGTTCCGGTTCTTCGTGCCGTCCTGTTGCAGGTATTCCGCAATTCTTTTGGCCGCCGCTTCCCAACCTGTGCACCAGCAGGCACAATACCCCTGCCTCGTTAATGCTTCCAGCCATTTTAATTGTTTCTCTGTAGGTTTATTGCTTCCCGCTTTAAGCTCTATAAAAAGCCCATGGTCACCGCCCCTTGCCACCGGTAAAAAGAGATCCGGCACCCCTGCCTTCAATCCCTCGCGCTTCAGCCGTGCGCCTGTGCGCGGGGTGCGCCGCCCTTCGTTGGGGATATGAAAAAGCAGCGCCAGCTCCGGGTATTTCCCCCGTTGCCAGCCTGCCCATTCCAGCAGCGCTTGCTGCTCTTCGCTTTCGCTCACCGCCCGGCCTCCTCTCTCCCTCAAAAGGGCAGCTCCGCTTCCAGCAGTTCCGCCATTTCTTCCGCAAATTCCGCAGAAGGTTTTTCCCTGCCCTGCGGCTTTTCCAGAAATTCCACTTCCGAAGCGTTGATCTCGGTCACATATCGGCGGGAACCGTCTTTCGTCTCATAGCTGCGTGTCTGTATTTCGCCGCTCACTGCCGCTTTCTGCCCTTTGCTCAGGTATTTGCCGCATAATTCCGCCGTCGTTCTCCAAGCCACAATCGGCAGGAAATCCGCTCCGGCCTCTTTGCCCCGCCTGTTCACTGCCAGGGTAAAGGTGGCGACGCTCACTCCGTTCGGCGTGGTTTTCAGTTCCGGCGCCTTGGTCAATCTCCCTACTAAAAATACTTTGTTCATGTCGTTTTCTCCTCGATCGCTTCTATCTGTAAATCATAGCCCAATGCCTTTAAAATCAGCATCAGGGTATCCAGGCGTGGATTTGGTCGCCTCCCATTTTCCAGGCAGACGACTGTCATCAATCCCACGCCGGAGCGCTCCGCCAGCTCTTTCTGTGTAAATTTCTTGTTCTTTCTCGCCCGGCATATCCATTTTCCAATATCCTGCATCGGTTCATCCTCTTTCAAATAGCGGGCACGCCTTTATGGTATAGGTTTCTGCTCCGTTGTACTTTATGCGCTCTGCCGTCCAGCCCGGCACCGGCTCAAACCTCGGCTGCATACGCTCATAATCCACAGCCGTCCATGGGCACCTGTTTTCCGGGTTGGTGCCATGCCGGCATTGCCAACAGAGCTGCTCCCTTCGCCTTCTGTGCATCTTTTGACAACCGCAGCTGGGAATTTTTGCGCCCCGCCTGATAAAATCAACCGTGCCTGTTACCGTATTGCCGCAATCGCATAAAAACCGGTACCGAACCCTGCCGCTGTCCCCGTATCCGGCCCGCCCCAGCACGGTCAGCGCGCCGTATCGTTCCCCCGCTTGCGGCGAGTTTGTGCGCCGATCACAGCCGCAGCTCGTTTTGCTGCCCTTTCTGAGCGGGCCTCCCTGGGTAAGTATCTCCGCGCCACAGTCACAATGGCAGCGCCAGTATCGAATGTTGTTTCGGTTTTCCGCACGGCCGACGACGGTCAGCTTCCCGTATCGCCTGCCAATCATGTCAATCGCCGCTCCCATTTCATCCCTCCTCGTAGATCGGGCACGCGGATACGCGGTAGGTCAGTTCCCCGCTGCACCGCACCGCCTCCGCTTCCCACCCCGCTACCGGCCGCAGTTTCGCCGCCCAGGGGCATGGGTGCGGCGGTGGGTTGGTCGCCCATCTGCAACGCCAGCATAAGGTCAGCGTTTCCGGCGGCCTTCTTTCCAATTCCTCCGCCGCTGCCTGTTCCCGGTATCGGCGCAGAAAGTCATCGCAGAAGCGCCTGTCCTGCTTCATACAGGGTTCCTCTTCGCCGCTTTTCCCAGCGCGCCAGCTCCGAGCGGATATTTCCTGACAGCAATGCTCCGATTTCCATGTTCAATCCATAGCGCAACGCGCGCGCAGTCTTTTCCATCGTGTCATGTGGCGCCGTATCCAGTTTCAGTTCTGCAAAATCGTTATCCATACGCAAATCCATGCACGATTCCCATAATCCGTCAAACGGAGCAAGCCTGCTCTTGATCTCTGAAATACTCGGCATAAATCTGCTGGTCGATATATGTCGCTTGACTGCTGCATATACATCCATGGCAGAACACTGCGCAAACTGTTCCGCCCATAGGCCTACCTGCGCGCCGGCATCAACTACCTGTGCCTGCGGGTATGCCTGGCGCAGAATCGCCAGCATTTTGATCGTCTCCTCCCGTGTCATACAGCCCCTCCTCTCTCAACATGTCCAAAAATGGATTTGCCCTAATCCCCGGAGCATCCCGGCCATGTCCGTGATGTTCCCAGGTCCGCACTGCTGCCTGCCAGTCCTTCATTTTTCTGCCCCTGCTCAATTCCCAGCCTCTGGCCGCATAATAATTGCAAAAATGCTCTGCATCAATTCCATTCCTTCTCTCCAGGCAATATGCCCTGACTTCCTGCACCGTTGGCGGAATTGTTTTGCGTGTATGGGCAGGCAACGCGTCAGCATTGCCCATACTCTCTTTATCAGCTTTAGCTGATACAGTTACAGTATCAGTTACAGTATCAGTTACAGTATCAGTTAAGTTATTTTTGCTATCGCAGAATATAACATTGTTATTTTTGTTATCCGCTGTGATTTGCTCCACCGCTTCCGCCCTTTTCTCTTCACCGCCCCAGCGGCTTTCCATCGCCTTTTTCCCAGCTTCCGAGCGTTTCCTGCGCCTTTCTTCATAGCGATTGTGGGTATAATCCATCTCCCGGCGCATATTTTTAAAAAGAATCCTGACCACCCCCGGCAGATTGTCCGGCAGCGTTTCTTCCGCATTGTAGGCCAGCAATGCTTTGAGCAGCATACCCGCCTCCGCATCGGTCAATTCTTCCACATCCTCGATATGCTCTGTATAGACAATAAAGGTTTCCCTCATTTGATATCTTCCTCATAAATTTCCTGCAATAGCCCGGCATAGGGGCACATGCCATACTCCCAGCTGCTGCATATTCTCTCCTGATAGCTCCGGCGTTTCTCCGGCGTGCGAAAACGCAGCGCCATCTCCTGCCCTACCATCGCTTCACAGACAATGCTTCTGCGGTATACGGTCTTGAAAAACGGGCAAATTACGCGCTCTTTGCGATCGCTGTTGCTCATAGCTCTTCCTCCAGCCGATTTTTCCCAAACTTTTCCCGAAATGTCTCTGTGGTCCAGCCATAGCGCTCCATGGCAGTGCGCTGGGCAATTTTCTTTAAATACACCGCTACCGCCGGGTTATAGTGCGCCCCGTTGGGCGGCTCGTTGTGGCACCAGTGGCACAGCTCCACCTTCAAACCGTAATACTCGCTTTTCTTGCGAAAGCCGCCGCCAAATATGTGATGACTTTCCGTTCGGGTGTATTTCCCGCAAAGAAAGCAGCGCCCTTTTTCATTTCCCGCTATAATGCTTTTCATGCCAATTCTCCTTCAGCAGCGCAATCTCCGCCGGTGTTTTCGTCTCTATGCCCTGCATTCTGCATTCCTGTACAATCAGATCAATCAGCCTGCTCATCTGGGCGCTGTCATACTGGCTGCTGCCGGTGTACAGGATAACATTGGTGCAGCCTTCCAGTTTGCTTTCCGTCGTCTCCGTCAGCCAGCCGATGCCGTTGCGCTGCCAGTTCCGGCAGAGCGCTTCCACAGCGTCGTTTCTGGCGCATACGATCGTGCTGTTGCCGCCGATCTCTTTGACAAGCATTTTATAAATCTCTGTTTTGGGGTGGCGAAGCTTTGCAGCCAGCTTGTCCAGCAGCGCCCAGGCATAGGCGTTGGCATCCGGGCTGCGGTGCTTTTTGTATTGCTTCAGCTCCGCCACATATCGCTTCCCGTTTTCAATCTCCTCCAGTGCGGAGGCGGCGTCATGCAGGTTCCGCACCTTGAGCATCAGCCAGGCACCGCTGCTGTTCTGCTGATAGTCCACCGCATCAAACTGTATCCGCATCCCTGCTCCTTACGACTTGCTGTCCAGTACCGCCAGCTGCTCCATCAAGCTCTTCTGCTGTGCAGACGGATGGTTCACCGTGTCAAATATCTTCTGCAAACCCTGTGCTTCTTTCTGAGCTTTTGCCGACGCCTTTTTCCCGCACTGCACACACAGCGCTCTGCCAAACTGTTTCTGTGCTCTGGCCGCTACTTCTGCGGCAGAAAGGTTTTTAAAAGGCGCGATCTCCTCCCCGCAATCTGTGCAAAGATAGGCTCCCGGCTCGGCTTCCGGTTTCGCTTCCGGCTCTTCCGGCAAATCCTCGCCCTGGTAGATGTAAAGCCCCAATCCATGCCTGCCGATCGCCTTGGTAATACAGCGCTGAATGCTCTTGTTTACATCCATGCTGGTCACTTTTTCCAATGAAATGCTGGCGTTCCTCGCGTCCATAATGGGAAGATATTCTATGATCTCCTGTCCTTCCACCGTAACCGAGCATTTCACCCAGCAGGTTCTTCCGTCATCCCAGTAGATCCTGCCATCCTCCCGCTCATAGACTTTACTTGTTGCGTCCGGAAAACGCTTTTTCAATTCTCCCCACGCCCATGCCCAGCTGAGATAGCTCAGGCGCCCTTTTTTCTCTATTCTGCCGCTGACATTGATTTCGTGCAGCGTTTCAAATATGCTTTTCTTCGCTTCCATCCAGTCCCTCCTGTATGGGGCAGTTTTCTCCGATGCCGGAAGTCAACGGATGATACAGGATATCCTCCGTCAGCCGGCACCGCGCTCTGCCCACCTCGTCTTTTCTTACATATTTGCACCAGTAGCAGCTCACCGCATCCTCCGGAAAGGGAATTGCCACCACTGCTTTTTTCCATGTGTAGCGGGCTACCCCTTTTTCAAACATCTTTTTCTGCCTCGTAAATCTCTTTCCAGCGCAGGTAAGCGCTTTGTGCGGCTGTCTCTGTCTCTGCCGTCAAAACTGCCTTTGCCGCTTCCATTTCCGCCTGTATCTGCTGTAATAAATTCATCTGATCCTCCTGTATACGCTCACTCTGCGCGCTGTCCGCGCATCCCAGGATTTCCCACAGGCTTCCAGCATACCGGCGTTGCATAGCTCTGTGATTCTCGGCTTTACTGCGTTTAAATCAGAGAAATTGAGCTTTTGCGCAATCTCCCGCGCCGTCATTTCCCGTTCGCCTAATGTTTCCAGGATCAGGCGCTTGCGCTCGGATTTCGGTGTCAGAAAAAAACTTTCTCTCCTGCATTCTTTCTGTATTTCTTGCATTGCTTTCTCCTTCCGTGGTATACTGTCAATAGTTCATTTTCTTCCCCGCTTTTGGGGAACCGGCTCCGCTGCAACGGAGCCTTTTTTATTCCCCCAATATCTCCAGAAGCACTTCTTCCAGATCTACCGGCTCTGTTTCATGCTGTTCGGGAAAATCATCCCCCTCTTCCACATATCCGGAAAACCAGTTGTCATATATACCCATGCCGTGATTGGCTCCGTAGTAATCTATCATGCAATTACCACCTCGGTGCTTCCCTTACCGAGTGTTCCGTCTGCAAAAATTGTAGTCTTGCTCACTACATCAATGCAGGCTGCTTCCTTCCTTGTCCCATATCGATCATCAATCTCTATGCTAATGATTGCTGTCGGGGATTGTTCTTTCAGCAAATCCATCAATTCCTTTACGGTCATTGTTTATCTCCTTTCATGGTTTCTCAGCCTTTTGTTCGTGTTCTGTATCAACAGAATTTTGGTTTCCCGCAGCTCTTTTGTCTGCTGTACTTTCCTGTTCTGCGCATCCTTCCATGCTCTGAATGCACGATATGCTTCACATCGGCTATGGCAAGCAGGGCTCCGTTTCGCACAGTCTTTGCATGGCGCTGTCATATCGCCGCAAACACCGCCATCAGCATCCATATCCCTCCGATTGCCAGTGCCGTCCCCGCCATCGTTGCCACAAATTCCCGCCGCGCCTCTCTCTGCGCCTCTCTTTTTCTCTGTCCTCTTGTCATATCGTTTTTTCTCATAATGCGCATCCTTTCCTGCTTTGTATTCCTTTTTTTCACAGTTGCCGACGCTCCTTTCCAATTTTTATCGATTTTCCTT